AGCATCTACTTGACGCATGATTTCATCATAGTGTCTGTTGCCTACTGCTAATGGAACTGACATTTCTACTCCATTTATGGTTGCTCTAATTTTTTTATTTTCACCAACAAGAACATCTTGATTAGTGTCTGCGTCAAAACTCTTTTCTTTTAAATATTTTGCTGATGTTATATTCATATTACTCCTTATAATTCTGAATCGGCAGAAAAGTCATAATTTGCTTTTAGTATTGCATTTCCAGAAGATGTTCCAATTTTTGAGCCTGCCGTAAAGCTATGTATCTGTTCATCATCATAGGCATCTGATGTAGTTGGATTTGTCCAAACAGCACCTCCAGATGTTATAACACTAGTATAGCTAGTATTTGATTTTGTTATTGATGGTGCTACTCTTTTTTGAGATGCAAATTGAATAGTTTGAAAACAATGTGTATCTGTAGAACCTGTTTCACCAAACCCACTCATATTAATTTTGCCTATCTCATAATACCTTTGGCAATCTGCTAATTGTTGACCATAACTTTTTCTTTCAAAAATACTATTGCTTGGTCCTTTTTCCAATTGGATATCTGTAATATATAAAAACTCACCTGTGCTTGTTGTTGTGACATCACTCCAAATAAACACCACTACATTCTTTGCACCTGATGTATCAATCGTAGCAGTTGTAGTATAAGTAGCATAGCTGGTTGTTAAGTTTAAATTAGCTGGAGTGTTTTCATATGTATAATTAGTTGCAAGTGTTGGGTTAGTATTCTCAACACCCCACGCAGAAATCATATCGTCTGTAAGAGTATCAGCAGTTCCATCCCATGCAATAATGGCACACTTCACATTATCCAAATTAGTTGTGCTAGATACTTTTGCTTTGAAAGATAAAGTAACTTCATTACCAATTAAATCAACACAATTTTTCTGTTCAATCTTTTGTGCAATACCAAACTTTTTATTAGCTGTTTCCACATCTAATGCAATAGCATACAGTTGATTAGTTGGAACAGTTGTTGTTTCTTGTGATACATCTACTACATCATTACCATCACTAAATAACTGCCATCTGTCTAAAGTATATTTAGCATCATTGTTAGCACTATCAGTAGAAGTAAGTGATGTTCCTCTTTGTGCCACAGAAAAATCTCCATTAATTAGCTTGTTTCTTTCAGAGAGAATATATTCTGTTCCATCTCTATGTTGTAGTGTATCAACTTTTAATATACTCATATTTAACCTTTTGGATATTTATCTTTAACAGCTTTTATTTTTGCTGTCATGTCATCACTAAATGCACCAGCTTTAAATAAGTCATCTAACTGGTCGCCTATTGCTGGATACTTTGGTTGTCTACTTCTTTGATATGCTTTGGCATCATACTCTGCTTGAAGTTTTTTTACTTCTGCATCTATTTCTGCGTCAGTTGGTTTGGTCTGATTTGTATCTAACCACTCAACAGTTTCACCCCTAACTACAAACTCTGCGTTTGGTCTTAAAGATAAGATTGCATCTGATTTAAATATCATGCCACTACCTCCAATAAAGTAATTGTGCTGGGTCCACGCAAAGCATTTATACCATTTATTCTAATTGTTCCAGCACCTGGTTCATTTTTAATTTGCCACTTATATGTAGTCGAAGATGTAGTTGAGGGAGAATCTAGCACAGTAAAAGTATGAGCACCCATCTGTAATGGGTTTGTAGAATTATCATAACTTCCAGATTGCACCTCTTGTATTGTAGTAGAACCTCTTAATATTTGAGCACCATAATAAGTGTTTGTAGCTGAAGTATAAACATTCATCAAAGTGCTTATAACAAAAATTTTATTTGAAGTTGATGATGGAGTTATTGACGCAGATAAACCTAAATCAGCATATGTAGATGAAGTAAAATCAGTATTTGTTGCTAGTGTTCCTGTAACAACTTGAACAATTGTTCCAGCACCAACAGCTATTGCACCAGCTTTGTCTGGTATGGTAATACTTCTATCAGTATTCGTATTAGGTGCAGCAATAGTAAGAACACCAGTTCCACTTGCGTTTCCAGATATTTTTACTTGGCTCATATTCTATTATTCCTTTGGTATATCAGTTTTAACTTTAGCAATAGCATCTTGCCAAGTTGTTGTTCCATTTACTTTATCCCAATACTGCATATCAAGTTGCTCTTGTATTGATGGATATACTGTTGCTCTTTGTCTTTTATATTGAGCAGATGCGTAAGCATTTTTTAACTCTGTTATTTTTGCATTTACAACTTCTTCACTTGGTTTGGTTACTCCATTGACTTGACTTTCAATATTACTATAAGAATGGTCGCCATAACCATCTATCTTTCTATACCAATTACCAGTATCTACAAGTTCTATTAAAGCAAACATTTTGTATTCATCTTCATTATATGATGTAGGTCTGTCTGCATTAAAAAATTTATACATTATGTATCTCCCAATCTAATAAAACTTACAACTGACCTAAATAAATTATTTGATTGACCAGTAATTAAATTTCCTGAACTTAAACTACTAGACTGAAATCTAATTTTGTCATTGGCAGTATCTGTGCAATCAAAAATAAATTGTAAAGCACACATTGCACTCCAAAAACTTTGGTCATAGTGATAAGTATATGGTCTATCTGCTTCAGTAGTGCTAAAATTATCTCCTGTTGTTTGAATCAAAACAGCACAATTATCGTTTGCTGTGCTTGTTGCCTGAATTCCTAAAGTGCCTTGAATTAAATAAATGCCTGTAGATGGAAATGTCCAATGACCACTTGAAACAGACATTCCTGTTCCAATAGTTCCATATTTAGCTGTGGTTGCTCTTGTCCATGCTGTTATAGTAGTTCCACTAACAGTATGATCTGTGTTTAAATAGTATGTGTCAGCACCAAAGAACGTGGTGTTAGCAGAATCTAAAATATCACCAGTAGACGCAGAAAGACTTAAGTTTCCAAGTTTTCCATTTGATGTTCCACTAATTGTTAATGCCATAATCTCTCCTTATAAAACTACCCAGTTACTGCCACTTGGCACAGTTACAGTAACGCCAGAATTAATTGTTATTGGACCAGTGGACATTGCGTTTTTATTCGTGCCGATTGTGTAATCTGATGTTACCGTTTGGTCGTTTTCTACAAAAACTTCATCTGATCCACCACCCGTTGCACCACCACCTAACTGTCCCCAAGCACTACCATCATAACCTTCATACTTACTTAAGGTGCTGTTAAATCTTATCATACCACTGGCTGCACTTCCACTTCTTTGTGCAGTCGTACCCACAGGAAGTTTTAGTTGTCCTGTGCCTGTAACATCAGCATATCCTGTGCCACTTGCTGTAATATTGACATTACCATTTGTATCGGTAGCTGAAAGCGTATTACCGTCAAGTTTTAAATTATCAACTTCAAACGATCCTGTTCTTTTTTCATTAGCTTGTAAAACAGTAACCGTTGCACCTGTTCCACCACCATTAAACTTTAAAACAACATCTTTTCCATTAGGTATTTCAAAATCATTTGACGCATTGTATGTACCTTGAAAGATAATAATACTTCTACTACCAGATAAACTGTTGCGAATAAACACAATCTTTTCTGCATCGTTTGGTGTTAGTTGCACATACGCAGTAGCACCTAAATCGCTACCGTCATTAAATTCTATATATTTGTTTCTACCGTTTGAGCTTGAACCATCTGTAATAGGTAATATATTTGGCGAACCTGAACTACCCGCAGAAGATAAAGTTACGGTAACAATTCCATTAACCGCTTCATCGATTAAATCTAAATTTGTATTAGTTGTATCCCCCCAAGTTCCACTTTGGGTTCCTGTTTCTATTTTTTCAATACCTAAATTGGTAGTATATGTACTTGGCATTTACGCTGCTCTTCTCCAGTTTGGTGTTTGTTCAGGTTCTACCTCTGTCCATGTTGGACTTTGAGATGGAACTACCTCATTATAACTCGGTGTTTGATTTGGCACAACTGTTATCCATACCACAACTCCATTAACTTGTCCACTAGCTTCTAATCCCGTAACATCAACATCGGCATCAGCTTTCACGGTTACAGCATTGGTAAGACCTAATGCCTGAACACCGTCTGTAATAACAGTAGTGGCTCCTGCTGAAACAGTGACACTACCTACAGCACCTGTGCCCTCTAATCCTGTAACAGGTACATTGGCTTCTGCATCAATTGTAACACTGCCAACATTTCCAGTAGCTTCAAGCCCTGTAACAGACGTATTTGCATCAGCTGCAACGGTGACACTACCAACATTTCCTGTTCCTGCAACACCCGTGACACTTACATTGGCAATACCCGTGACAGTTACGCTACCAACTCCACCTGTTGCTTCTAACCCTGTAACAGGAACATTAGCTTCGGCTGCAACCGTAACACTACCTACATTTCCAGTAGCTGAAACACCTGTAACGCTTACATTGGCAATACCTGTAACGGTAACACTGCCAACATTTCCAGTAGCTGAAACACCTGTAACCGATACATTTACCGATAACCCACCTAATGAGGAAAAAGGTGCGGACGCAAATGGAGTGTCAGAAAAAAACATTTACACCACAGTCCAAACGGAACCTGATGGCACAGTGACTGTTATTCCTGAATCTATAGTAATGGGTCCTGCACTGAGTGCATTATAATTTGTTGGAACGGTGTAATTAGCAGAAACCGTAGTAGCATTTGCCATTATGCCATTTGACGCTTCAACTTCTGTTGCTCGTAAAAAACCTGTGCTAATTGTTACATCACCACTTGCGTCTAAATTTACAGATTTACCTGCAGGATAGGCACAAAAAACGTCTTTAGTTCCTGCTGAAAAATTGGTTGCTGAACCTGAATTTGAGGAGGATAAAACGGTTGTTCTAGCTAAAGTAGTGCCAGAAGACGTATATGTTCCAAGACCTACTTCCCACTCATCTGCTGTTTGATGAGCTATGACATAATAAGTTGTATTACTATTTCCTATTTCAGAAAACGCATCAAACCCTGTAACAGCTCCCGCTAGAGTAACTGTTCCTGTACCCGTAGTGGTCGTGGTTTCCTTTACACGGTCTTTTAAAACAAGAGCCATTTATTGGCTCCTTACGCTATTCTTATAATAGCTGTTGACGCATCGGCTGTCGGAAACTGAATTGTAAAATCACCCGCAGTAGAAGTTTTATCTGCTCCAAAATCTAAAACTATAACAGTCGGATCACCTGATGCTGTGTCGTTATAAATTAACGCACCTCTAGCTGTGACTGTAGCTGTAGAAAAAGTTAAATCACTAAATGAAGTGAAAGCAGTAGTTCCAGAGCTTGATGGGTCTATTCTTGTTAGAGTGCCACCACCTGCACTGTATCCTGTTCCAGATACCTCATTTGTTGCGGTATAGGCAGTAGTTGCTGCAGTAAATGACGCACTATTGGTATACATTGCAAGTTTGAATGTATTACCACCTGATAGTAAAAAATTGTGTTTAGCTTCCATTAATTCTTTTTTGAAGCTTGTACACATGAAATTGCCTGAAAAAGCCATGTTATAATCTCCTTATTAGTTCAGCAAGTTTTGGTTGTCCAGCATTTATTATAGCATTATACACGGTTGTTCTGTCACTTTTAACAGCTTGTTGCATGTATAGTTCTATAAGTTGCTTGATATGTTTTCTAAAAGCATATGCTTGTTCTTTTACTTCAGGTTTAGCATGATCCGAAACAGATACTATTTTATCTGTGCATCTTTCAGCTAGTTCTTCAATACTAAGCCCTCTGTTCTCTGTGGTTTTAACATCAACTTTAAACCCTTCGGATAAACCCACTTGCATATCAAACATTCAGTTCCCCTATTGTTTTGGTCTAATAACCATTCCAGTTCTATACTGGTCTGTTGTTTCTTTTGCTTCACCCAACATCTTCAATTCAGTAAGAGCTTGAGTAAATCTTTTCTCATACATGGCAGACATATCTTGCTCACCTTTCATGTAAGTGTAAGCTTCTAGTAAACTACCATACAATAAAGCAAACGGTGCATTGGTGCTTAACCATGTCGTACCACTCTCTGCTCCTGCTGTTAAACTTGCAGGGCGATAATAATAGTGTAACTCTACAGAGTAACTGCTATCTGGAGTAGGTCCAATAATAAAATTATTGATATCAAAAACAGCGTAATATTTAGGGGTTCCTATTGTGCTAGGATTAGGGTTATACGACTGAACATAATCCGTGTCTTTTAAATCTAAAAATACTTTTTCGTTACTTGCATTGGTAAATGATAGTGAAAAAGATGCTAAATAATCGTTAGGAACAGCTAAAAATTGATTAGCTGAAGTCATAGTACCTGTACTGTTTTTTATAAAAAAACTTAACTGAATGTTCTTAAATATACGTTCTTCAGCAGCTTTAATAAAATCATTTAGATGATTAACAAAAGTAGTCTCATCATTTTCAGCATAATCTTGTATTGCTGTCTTTAAGGTGGCTAATGTAAAACTCATGGTGTACTCACTGTAACTGATCCAACATTTCCTGTTCCTGCTACCCCATCAGGTGAAACACCTGCAGGAGCATCAACGGTAACAGCACTAATTTGTCCGTTTGCAATAGTAGGTCTAAACGCTGGTCCCATAACTAAAGGCACTCCTACTGCTATTGTTAACGGTTCTACTCTATCTGGTCTAGGGTTTTTTATAGCTTGAGCATCTGAAAACTTACGTCTAGGTTCTAACTGTGGATGCTTTCTTTCAAACTCATCATACCCTACCAACATTCCTGTCCACTCTTTTTTCATTCTGTGTAGTGGATAGCGAAAACCAGAACGATCTGATATTCCAAAAGCTTTTTTACCAACAGCGTACTTTGACATTAGTTAACCCTATAATACTCTAAGCTTGGTGCAACATTAAAGGATGCTCTATCTCTATCCTCTGTCATAGCTCTTTCAAACTCTTCCTCGTATATCGCTTTTAAAAACTGTGTTCTATTTGGTGCTTTCTTAATGGAAATATAATAAGCCAATCCTGCTGCTAAACATGGATAAAACCTGAAAGGCACTTCCATAGTATTAGTAAAGGTATCGGCATCATCTATCCTAACCAATCGGTCAAAGATAAGTTGATCGGTACTGTTTTCAGGAGTTGTCCAAACCTTTAAAACTGGAGTTATTTGTCTATCAAGAAAAAACTGTGAGGGTCTACCCGTACTTGTTTTATTTGGAATATTTAAATACTCATCTCTACTTAATCTTTCAATACCATAGTCTGTATTATCTCGTCTTACAACAACAGATAAAATATCAATAGTGTCCGCATCTAGCGTATAGTCTGATGTGCCTGACACACATGTTACTGTGGTTTGTCTGATTGTCCATTGATTTAGTCCTCGATTTGCCCAATCAGCTAACAATAGGTTTAGTGAGCGTTTCGCTGTTTTTAAATCATAACCCGTGCGTACTTCAACCCCACATCTTTCAAAAGCTTCTTCGATGTAGTCTGAAACGTCTAGTTCAAAGTTTTTTGATCCTGAAGTTGTCATGGTTTATACCATAGTCTTTTTAGTTTTTTTCTTTAAATTACCCTTTTTATCTAAAACACCTCTAGCAATTAACACATCTTTTTTAGTAACTTTATTATCACCGCTTAAGTCTTTTAACTCACCGCCCATTTTCATCTTCTTGACCATTCCACCGCCACGAAGTTTTTTAACCATACCTCCGCCACGCATTTTCTTAACTGGACCACCTGCTTTCATTTTCTTCATCATGCCACCACCACGCATTTTTTTAACCATACCGCCACCACGCATTTTTTTGACAGCACCACCTGACTTCATCATAGCCATTGTTTTACGAGGACTCATTGCCATTTTTTAATCTCCTATAAAATAATTCACGTTTTTGATAAATTTCATCACTATTATATTCATCTTTATAACAGTCATAATACCCTAATTTCTTAATTTTTTCTGCTGATTCTTGTAATTTTGTTAGTCTTTGGACAAAAATAAGCCCGTATTCTTCCTCAACTAAAGGTTCAAAACTTTCCCCTTCTAAGTTATCGTTCTCATCACCATCTGGGTGAAAGCCCATTAGCCATATATCTTTATCAATAAAAAACCCTTGGGATATGGCATCATTTAGTTGTTCTATGTATTCATGGAATTTTTCATAATCATCATACGCAGTATCCACTAAAATAACTAAATCATACCTATCATCAAAGGTAGATATAAGGGTATATAAACACTGATAATCTTTATCATGCTTAAAAACAATTCCTACTTTGTCTTTATCCCACGCAGCTTGTGCATAAGGACATGCAGGAAGGTTATTAAAAGCCTTATTCTTTTTTTCTAATACATTTGCTGACCATCTACGAATCTCAGTTTCAATAAGCTTTTCTTGGGGTGTTCCAAAAGGTACGGCTGTCATAAGTATTTCGTCCTTTTTCTTCTGTCATCCATTACAGCACCACACCCTTTATTCATTCTAGCCACATAACCACCTACACTTAATTTTCTTACTTTAGCTTTTGGCGTATTAGCTACAACAGTTTTACCTTTACTGCCTTCACGTTTCTTTTTCTTTGCAGTAGACGCTCTTTCACTTTTGCTTAAACTTTGAGCCTTTGCTCTAGGTAAACAACGATCTGGATTCTTTTTATCTTTGGAAGTACCACATTTGCCTTTGATATTTCCACTACTATCTATTCTTACCCAATCTTGCTTAAGCCAATCTTTAAGCTGTCCCACGCTTTTTCCTTTTGCTTTTCTTAGCGTAATTTGGGTCTTTACAATACTTTGACGCAGCTAGATTTGCATACGCTGATGGGTAAGTATCAAAAGTTCTTTTTGCCCAAGCTTTGCCTGAAGGACATATTTTACCTTTTGATTTTGTCTTTGATCTTACTGCACCCCCATTGCCTAATTTAACAACACACTTCATAATAGTCTTCCTAATATTTCTAAAATTGTAGTTGTATGAGGAGTCATAAATAATATAACAATAACCGCAACCCATGCACCGTTATTGACTTTTTTATCTAATTTAT